TGGGTATCAAAGCCGTATTCATCCGTCGCCGCCTGCTTCCCCAGAATTTCAATTCGCTTGTTCAAAAGCCCGGTCTTCATAGGCATCCCCCCTTTCAAAAACAGCTCCGCCGCACCCCGAATAGCAGCCACCGCAGCCGCTTCAGCAGGCCGGAATAATCGGCTTCTTCCCGATGCTCATACAAAAAGGCAGCGGCATAGAGGATGGCTTCATGAAACACGACGGGATTCTCTTCGGCATCCGCTTCCTCGCAGCGGGCCAAGTCCAGGCACAAGGCCTGGGCCGTTTCCAGGGAAGACAGGATGACGTCATCATTGGACGTATCATCCTCATCAATCCGCAGATATTCCCTGGTTTCTTCCAGGCTGACCAGCATGTCTTATCCCTTCGCTTTCATCTCCAGGGCCTTGACCGCTTCCTTCAGCATCAGCATGCCATCGACGCGCTGGCTGGCGAGGAAGCCGATCTGGCCATTGGCGGCATACAGTTCGTTGAGACGCTTGAAGGAGCGGGATTCCCGGTCGGCAATCCAGTAGTAGCTGAAATCGCCGAAGAGCATGGGACGGTTGCCGGCCGCCAGTTCCGGGGCAAAGGATGTGCTGTAGCAGGGACGGTTCAGGATGGTATCCGGTGTCCCGGCCGTGACGGACGGCTGCCAGATGTAGTTGCCGTTGTTGTCTTTGATTTTGCGCAGGGCCTTGATCGTAGCATCGTTCAGGAGCCATACGGCCTTGCGGCGGTACGGGATGCGCAGGGAATGATAAAGGTCGATGACATCATCGAAGGTAATAGAAGCCGTCGTGACCGTAACCCCAACTTCTGCAGACGGGAAGACGCCGGTCGGCTTGTTCTTGCCATCGCCAGTCAGGAAGGCTTCTTCTTCCTTCGTACCGATGCGGCGGGCGAATTCGCCGGCAATATAGCTTTCCAGGTCGAAAACGCTGTCGTTCAGCAGTTCTTCCGAAACGCGGATGGCCGTGCCCAGCTTGTAGGCACCGATGGACTGCTGGCCGAAGGTATCCTGGCTGTCCGGGTAGAGTCCGTTTTCTTCCATCCAGGATGCTTCCCCATGTCCCGTCACGATGGGAATCTTACGGTCGCCGCTGGTGTGGATGACCGTGGCCAGGCTGCGGAAGAAATTTTCTTCCTGCAGTTTGTCGATGAGCTGTTTTTCAAACTCGTCCGGTACCAGGTAGCCGCCATCGGCATCGGTACCCACGCTCAGGGCGTTCTGTACATCGATGAAGTTCTTATGACGGATGCTGTCCCAGAATGCCTTACGGTAGGTATCGGACGCCCGGCCATTCTTTTCCGCTCCGCCCTGGCCTGCACCAGGGAATTCAGTAATCGGTGTCGTAGTCGGCTGGGCAAGCTGGGCATCGAGCTGCTGCTGGCGTTCCAGGCGGTCGATCTCTTTGCCGAGGTTCACCACATCCGCTTCCATCTTGTCGTACCGGGCCGCATCTTCTGCCGATACCATGCCGTTCTCATCGCGGGCCGTATCCAGGAAGGCTTTCGCCGCATCCCAGAGGTTCTTGCGCTTCTCGCGCAGTGCTAAAATCGTATCCATTGTATTTGTCCTCCTGTCAATGAATGAGCAATGCCAGCCGTTTCTCTAAGGAAGCGGCTGGCACTTTCTGCAAGGGTTTCTTGGGTTTCAGTTTCTGTACAAAGGAATTGGTGACAGTCACCGGTGTATAAATCATGGCTTCCGGCTGTTCTCCATCGTCTTTCTTCTGGTCGAAGAGGATCTCATCGGCAAAACCAAGTTCTACGGCCTTTTTCGCATTGAGCCAGGTTTCGTTATCCATCATGTGGGAAATCTTTGTACGGGCCAGGCCGCTCTTGATTTCATAGGCATTGATGATGCTTTCCTTGACCTCGCTCAGCATGCCGATGGTCTTTTCCATCTCTGCCTGGTCACCATAGGCCAGGGTCGCCGGATTGTGAATCATCAGCATAGCCACGGGCGACATACAGACCTTCGTCCCCGCCATGGCGATGACGGAAGCTGCCGAAGCAGCCAAGCCGTCGATCTTAACGGTGACATTTCCCGGATAATCCATGAGCAGGTTATAAATCTGTGCAGCCGCGAAGCAATCCCCGCCCGGGCTGTTGATCCAGAGGGTGATGTCGCCACTTCCCGCGTTCAGTTCATCCTTGAACGCCTTCGGCGTCACTTCATCACCCCACCAGGTTTCGTCGGAAATCTGGCCGTCCAGGTAAAGGGTGCGCTCACTGCCGAAGGCATCCGGCGCTTCGTTCGTCACCCACTTCCAAAATTTATGTTTCATTCGTGTCTCCCTTCTGGGCAAAAGCCCCTGCATCCTTGAGTTTTGTCATGCTGCCGTTCACAAGATACAGATTGCCGCCTTCTTCCTCCGGCACAGGGTTCATATCTTCCATCTCCCGAATGTCGTTGGCGGACAGCCAGCCATTCTGCCGGCCGATGCTGTAACCTGTCATGCGGCTCTCGTAATCGCCGCGCATCAGGCCATTGACATTGAACTTGAGGAAAAACTGTTTCTTTTCTTTCGGCAGGAACAGGGCTTTCTGCATGGCCTGTTCCCAGCGGATGACCCACGGGTCCAGGGTGTACTTTACAAATTCCATGGACTGCTGTTCGATGTTGTTAAAGGAACTTTTTTCGAGGTCGCCAATCATGTGCGGCGGGATGCGGTAGAGCCTTGCGATTTCATTGAGCTGAAATTTCCGCGTTTCCAGGAACTGTGCTTCTTCCGGCGGGATGCCGATCTGCTGATACTTCATGTAGAGTAGGCAAGTGCCGCCGTGCATTGTTTCCAATGTCGGTTTGCACAAGCCTCTCCCCAAACCGTGCTTACACCTCTCGATGTACACGGCTTTCCATTTACACTATGACGAATGATGGATTTTCTTATGGCATTCTTTACAAACAACAAGTGTTTTCCGCTTTCTTGCAATCATCGCCATTTCCCATTGCTCCTTACCTTTGAGGTTTTTCATCTTGTTGATGTGATGAATTTCAAAAGCAATGCCATCACCTTCCGCACCGCATAATTCACATTTACAAGCCTTCAACCTGGCTTCAAGAGAATTTCTTGTGTTGAAATGGATATGGTTCTTCACCGTATCAATGCTTGGTTCGTCAAAGACAGTTCCTCGTTTGAAGTCCGAGAATTTCACAATCATCATGCGCTTTTTCTCTTTCTTCGTTTTATAAGGAATGCCCCACGACTTTCCGCACTTGAATATCCTCTTTATGCCTGATATTCTGGTTTTATGCTTCTTAGCAAGTGTTTTCAGACAGCTGTATTCCATCAGATAAACGAAATACGTCAGCTTTGAGAAATTACTGGCTATGCAGTAATAATTACAGATTCCACGAGTCTGCGAGTTATAGGTATCTACAATTTCAAGGTCAGTAAGACCCGCCATTGAGTTTCTTTGCCATGGGATGAGTTTGCCGTCCTTACCTTGAATGACAATCTCACGGTCGTACATGAACTTCTCAATCCGCTCCATGGGAATAAGCAATTCCACAGAGTTATTAAGCGTCCGCTGTAAAACCCCATTGGTTTTCCTTTTGGATTCCTGACATCTGCGCACGTTGATGTCATATCCGAGAAAATGAGCATTGCCGGAACTGTGCGTGATTTTTGTTTTCTCGTCAGACAATTCCAGTTTTAATCTTGTTGCCACAAACAACGTAAGCTCCTGCTTTATACGCTCCGCATCCTCACGGCTTCCGCTGACACCGATAATAAAATCATCAGCATAGCGTACATAGGCGATTTTCTTGTCGGAAGCGTCCTTGTATGGCAATCTGCGCTTTTCCACTTCAAGCTTATGAATCTGTTTTAACAGTTCTTTCTTTTCCGCTTCATCAACGCATTCGCCGTAACGCTTTTGCAATTTGACAATTCCTCTCACCTTTTTGCCGTATGCAGGTGTATAGGCATAATCAGCAGGCGCATTAAATTCTTTCTGCATGGCTTCTACTTTCTTGTCCAACTCATGCAGATATATATTTGCAAGAATCGGGGAAAGAATGCCGCCCTGCGGAGTTCCGCTGTATGTCTTGTGGTACTCCCAATTTTCCATGTAGCCCGCTTTCAGAAACTTTCCTATCAGATTTATGAACTTGCTGTCCTTAATCTTCTCAGAAAGCAGATTCAGCAGAACCGTGTGGTCAATGTTGTCAAAGCATCCCTTAATGTCTCCCTCGACAAACCATTTCGTACTGCGGAAAGAACGGCTGATTTCTTTCAGCGCTGAGTGACAGCTTCTATTCGGTCTGAATCCGTGCGAATGAGTACTGAAAACAGGCTCATAGATTACTTCAAGTATCTGCCGTATCGCATCCTGTATCAGTTTGTCTCTGAATGACGGAATACCTAATGGACGCATTTTTCCGTTGCGCTTAGGAATGTAGACACGTTTTACCGCTTTTGGCTCATAGGTTTGTTTTTTCAGTTCATCAATAATCTGATTCACATATTCCTTTCCAAAACCGTCAGCCGTATCATTGTCCACACCCTCAGTTCCTGCGCCCTTGTTTGCGTAAAGGTTCTTGTATGCGGTCATGTAAATATCCTCTCGCAAAAGATACCTATAGAGCCGCGTGTAGATACCGTCTGAATGCTCTTCAGAATTTCTGTACATTCGTTCTAAAATTTCAGATGTTGGTTTCATTGAGGTTTCTCCTCCCTTTCACCTTTCCTTTTAGAGTTGCATAAGCTGCGTTCCTTCGCCATGTAAGAGCTATTAACTCTCTCGGACTACTACGAACGCTCCGTACCCATGGGCGGTATTCAAGTCCTATAGACTATAGCCTTTCGGCATCCGCCTTTAGGGTATCCCCAGTTAGCGTCATTGCTTGGTATGCTCGAATTATCGGTTCCGCTTTAGACTCTTTAACACAGGTTCTCCTGCTCGTGCCGTGACATTCGCAATCATGCCGCCTTTGAAGGATGTAAAGACAGTCAGTCACGGAATGGGTAACAGGCTAATTTCCCAATTCCCCTCGGAAATGGACACTCAAGTCTCACGTTCAGTAGATACCTTAAACCTCATATCCGATTGTTGTGGCGGTTCAGTCGTACCCTTTAGCCTTTGAGTAACTTACCGCTTTCCTGTCGTGCTATGTTCCCGTATCAGCTTTCACTTTGCGGTAAGACAGGTCAACTCACCCATGATTGTGGGTGGTAGTACCAAACACTACTATCAATGACGCCCATCTGGGCGCACGCCTTCTTCCAGCACAGCTACCTTGTGGGCGTTGGCGCTGCCCTGATAGACAGCGTTCCAGGAATCCCGGACTTTCGCCGGGTCCTTGAGGACACCCGGATGCTCTAACACACCGCTGGGGCTGGCACCGTTCGCAAAGAAAGAGGCACCATATTCCTCGCAGGCCATGGTCATGCCTACGGCATTCCTTGCCATGGCGATGGGCGAATAACCGACCAGGCCGTCAAAACCAAGGCCCGGAATGTGCAGCACTTCGTCTTTTCGTAGCGGCACCTGGCCATAGGGTTTAATGGCCGGATTTTCGTCGGTGGTCTTGGTGTAGATGTAATAAATCTGGCCGCTTTCATCACGGCAGACAGTCATCTTATCCGGCCTGAGCGGGTACAAGCCCTGCACCCGGCCTAACCTGTCGCGGATGATTTGGGCATAGGCATTGCCCCAGATCAGAAGATGGCTCATGAGGGTTTCCCGGAAAATGAACGACGTCATCTCCGGATTCGGCTCATCGTGAAGAAGATGATAGAGCGGATGGTCATAGACCCGCTCCTTGCCTCCCGGTGTATAGCGGTAGAGCTGCAGCGGCAAGGCTGCCAGGGTTTCTGACAAGATGCGGACACAGGCATATACCGCCGTCGTCTGCATAGCCGTGAATTCATTAACATTTTTACCGCTGGTCGACGGCCCAAAGAGATAGCGGAAATCCGTGCCGATGTAATAGTCTTTCGGCTGGAACAGTTTCGATAAGAATGGGATGTGCATAGAAATCTCCTTCCGTTAAAACGAAATAACACCACGTTCATCATAGACGCTGCTGCCTGTTCCGTTACGGATGCAGCGGTCGAGGGCCATGATGCTGGCTACGATGCCGTCGATTTTTTCGACGGATCTTTCTTTGTCCGGCTTAATGTTCCCTGCTGGGTCCTGGCGCATGACGACATTGCCCGCCATCCATTTGAGGACGGGATTGCCGCCGTGGATGATGTTCCCTTCCATCAGCAGCTTGAACAGCTCCTTCGAAGGCG